ATTAAACAAAGCAGAATGATTTATGGAAAAAATGAATTTAGTATTGACAGTTTATACATTCAAACAGATGATGATGCACAATCTTTAATGGGTTGGATTATAAATAAATTAATGGTTCCTAAAAAAGCAATTGGAGCAGATATATTTAGCATACCAACACTTCAACTAGGAGATATAGTTACAATTAATTATAAAGATAGCAATGGATTAGACTTAATTTCATCAAATACAACACGCTTTGTTGTTTACAATATTGAATATTCTAGAGACAACTCTGGACCATCAATGAAGATATTTATGAGCGAGGTATAATAATGGCTAAGAGTATTGGTTTTGCACAACTTACAAATGGTGGACTATACGAACTGTTTGATGATGGGACACAAGTACTAAGAGAGGCTGGCTACAGAGACAGAATAAACAATCTTGTACAAACCTTAAACTCAACTGTAAACAATACAGGATCAGCCTCAATGGCAACAACCCCATCAACACCAGCGATTGTCTCTACTTCTGCTTCAACTGCAACTAAAGCAGTTAAAACTGCATCATCAGACATTATACTTTTTGATGATGAAATAATTCCAATTGAAATAATGACGGATTTAATATTTGAAGATATTGGTGGACAAGAACTAATCAATATTGCAAGAGGGGATATTGTTAATGGTCAAAAAATAACCTACCAGCCTATTAAAAATATTTCAGATATAGAGAGACAGTACAATCCCAATAATATAGTTGGGCTTCAAAATACATCAGACACTTATTTTGCAAATTTTCCTATACAGATCAAAGACAAAATTCCAAATGTTGGTTCTGGTCCAAATGGAGAATATGTTTATCTTAACAGTATTAGTAGTGATTTAGTAATTGATGTAATTAACATGCAAAATGATGAACAGGTAGAGATTCAGATAGCAACAGATGGTACAATATATGAGGCGGAATTATAATGATAACTAATACTGGAAAATCAATTTTAGGCAAGTACTTACTGGGCCAAGCACCAGCGTATGCGTCGTACATTGCTGTTGGTTGTGGCTCTCAGCCATTAGAAACTGGGGATATTCCTGGAGACTACTCAAATAAACAAAATTTAGATTTTGAGATGTTTAGAATTCCTATTTCTTCAAGGGGATTTGTAAATGAAGGCGGAATAAGCAAGATAGTTTTAACAGGAGAACTACCAACAGAAGAACGATACGAGATTACTGAAATTGGAATCTACTCTGCTGGAGTAAACCCTTCTGCTGGACTTTATGACAGTAAAACCTTGTTTGGCTTTGCGGCAACAGATAATTGGAATAGGCATACATCAAGCGCCGTTTCTGAAATTCCACCAATAAATACACCACTTGATGGTGCAGGTGATAATATTATATCAACTACAGATCCAGTTTTTAAAACAAACGCAGACAATTCAATATTTTATAAAAGTTCTCGTGCAAATAGATATGAAAGATGCAGATTTTTAAATAATATTATAGCAATTAGAGGTAACGAATCAAATCTAACCAAAAGCAGTGGACATTTTGTTGTTGGTGCTGGATCAAACCATATACACCTGGCTGGTGTTAAGATTGATTTATCTCAAAACTCTCCAATTGATGAAATGAGACTAGCATTTTCTCTGATAAGTAAAGATGGCTCATCTACATCTGTTCCAGACACTGTAAGAATTCTTGTAGACTTTGCATCAACTGATTCTGGATCTGGAGAATATGCTAGGTTTGAAGCAGAACTAGTTAATGGAACAGATCCAGGAGAGTATGATTTTACAACAAATAGATATTTTGTAATATCAAAACAGTTGCAAGAATTATACACAAGTGCTAACTTTACTTGGGATGCTGTTAATGTTGTTAAAGTTTATGCATCTACTTTAGTGTCTAGTACTCCATCTGCAAACTATTATATTGCACTAGATGCTATGAGATTAGAGAACATTGCAACTACTAATCCACTGTACGGATTGGTAGGATATTCTACTATTCAAAACTTAAATGCAGAAACAATAGTTAAGTCTCCAAATACAAATAACTATATAGAGTTTAGATTTTCTGTTGGCGTGTCTGATTCTTTTGGTGTCTCATAATGGCAGAAATATTAAAAAAGGCTGTTATTAAAAACAAAAATTTACCAAGTATAAGTTTTGATAATGACTCTTTATTTTACCCTATTAGATATCGCATAGTGTCAGAAGATAGAAACAGAATTTCTCAATGGTCACCAACATATAAAATAGAAGTTCCACCGACTAGTGCTGCAGGCCTACCATATGATGGTGCTGTTTCAGCAAAAAGATTTAGCATATCAACTTCTGGGTCAAGCCCAACAAAGATAGATGCCAACTGGTCATTTAAGCAGGCTAGTGAGTCTCCTACTGATTTAGAAAAAATGTTTAGTAACATTCAAAGTTTTGACATATGGGTAAGATGGAATTCCGTAGCATCTCCAAATACAGCAAATTGGGAAAGTTGGGAATTTTTTTCAACAGTAAACACAGCATCATTTTCAACTACAAAAAGAACAACAGCAACAACAAATCAAATAGAAATAGCAGTACAGATACCAACTAATACAAAGGTAAGAGATAATAGACTTACACTTTTTATTGGAAAATCTAACGTTTAAAAGGAGAAGTTATGGCACAAGTACCACTACCCGAAAGAGGGCAACCACTAGATGTTACATACATCTATCAATTAGCAGAAGCAATTAACAGTGTATCTAATCAAGTAACATCTGCAACATATAACTATACAAGTATTGACGCTGGTACTGGGGCACCGCAAAATGTTAAAACCTCAGAAGCAAGATTTATTGGTGGGTTTAAGCAAGTTACTACTAACACAAATGTTGGCGTTGGTCAAGAAGTTGGAGATTCATATACGTACTCTGAATTTAAATATCCTCCAGTAGTTACAGCAACAATCTCAAACATTAGCGGTACGGCAGCAGGAACAGATGCTACAGTTATCATAAAATCTGTTACAACTTCAAGGGTAGATTTTGTTGTAAAGTTTAATACTGGTGGAGTTGCTTCAGTTGGTGTCAATCTTATTGCTATCGGTGTAACTAATTAATATAAGGGGTGTAAATTGATTTCTTGCATAAAGTGCAAAGGAAGAATGTTCATTGATAGACAATTTTCTAACATAGATCATATGGAAACATTCTGCATAATGTGCGGGACCAGAAAGTTTTATCATCCACCTACAGAAAGTAAGGAAGGAAGATGGCTACTACAAAAGGAAAGATCCAGAGCGAAGAGTACAATCGTGAGCCTGTAATAAAAGGTAACCAAAAAATTTGGTTTCTTAATGGCGATCTAGTAAGACTCTATCATAGTTCAAGATCTACTGGCATGGTAACTGTTTACAACATTACTAAGGATAGATTAGAAACTTGTTTGCGTTCTGACTTTAGACGTAATAGGCAAAGAGCATACACTGTAGCAGAAACTGCAAAACTTGTCAATAGGCACAGAAAGTATATTCCAGATCTAATTAAACGAGGAATGATTCCAGCACCGATTGGATCAAGTTTTGAAGGTAAGCGAGGATGGCAAGTAAGAGCCTATTACTCTGAAGACCACGTAAAAGAGATTCGTGCTATACTTGCAAGTATACATATTGGACAACCAAGAAAAGACAAATTAATAACAAATAATATGACTCCTACAAGCCAAGAATTGACACGGCGAATGGGAGACGGTATACTTACATATACGAAGACTGAGGATGGAAGATTTATTCCTGTTTGGTCTGAAAGTATTTAAAACTATGAAATGGGTGGGTAATGGAAAACGATTCAACAAAGGTAAATGTAACTCTGGGCTATACTCTTAATCTAGGTAACTTTCAGTCTCTAAGACTTGATTTGGGTGTTGTAGATTCAAAGCGTGATGGCGAGAGCACAGACCAGGCTTTTGAACGTGTTTATAAGTTCGTAGAAGATAAACTTACGGCTAAGATTAAAGAAGCACAAGAAGAGGCATCTGAAGACTAATGGCTGACCGCAAAGACCGAATGGCTTTGCTCAGTAGATTTAACAAATTGTATCTGCAAAGATATGAGCAAAAGTCTAATATGAATCTTAATGTAGAGCAATGGGCTGCAGATGCCCTTGTTGAGTCCTATGGGGTATCAGAGTGCTATGATGTTCTTGAGTATTATTTTTCTATAGCACAAGAACCAAGTTGGAATTACTTTGCATACAATATGGAAAAAATTATAAATGGCAAAGCAGAAGTAGAACAAGACAAAAAAGACAGAGCAGAACGTAGACGAATGGCTAAGGAGTGGTTGAGTGAATAATACAGAGGCAAAAGTAATTACCGCAGTATTAGAAGATAAACAGATTCACGTACTACTTCAGGCAAATGTTGAAAATTTATTAAGAACACATAATGATATCTGGAATTTCATTCGTTTATACTCAGAAAATAATCAATGTCTTCCGCCATCAGATTTAGTAAGAGAAAAGTTTCGTGACTTTGAGCCAGTTGCTGGGGTTGGCTCTACTAAGCATCACCTTTCAGAACTTCAAACAGAATACCTAAGTGATAGTCTAAAGGATATTCTTAGATCTGCTGCAGGAGATGTTCAGAGTGGTAATGGGACAGAAGCACTTGAGCATTTGATTACTAAAACATCAGAACTAAAAAAGAACACTGCTGCAATACGTGACATTGATGCTACGGATCTTGAGGATGCTGTTGCCTATTACGAAAGAGTTCAGAAGCAAAATGAACTTGGTGCTGTAGGAATTAAAACAGGTCTTCCAGGATTTGACAACTACCTACCTGCTGGAATTATGCCAGGACAACTTGGTGTGTTTCTTGCCTATCCTGGAATTGGTAAATCTTGGATGGCACTTTATTTTGCAGTTCAGGCATGGAAGCAAGGTAAGTCGCCTATGATTATTTCTCTTGAAATGAGTGAGACAGAAGTTCGTAATCGTGTATTTGCAATTATGGGTGAAGGACTTTGGTCACATCGTAAACTAAGCAATGGAGAAGTAGAGATTGACATGCTTCGTAAGTGGCATGCCAACAAGGTTGCAGGTCGGCCTGAGTTTCACATTATTTCTAATGACTCAGGTGGTGAAGTAACCCCGTCTGTTATTCGTGGAAAGATTGATCAGTACAAACCAGACTTTGTTGTGGTTGACTATCTTCAGTTAATGAGCCCAAATCAAAGGGCTGATAATGAAACGGTAAAGATGAAGAATCTTTCTCGTGAACTTAAACTAATGTCTATTAGTGAAGAGGTTCCTATCATTGCTATCTCATCTGCCACACCTGATGATGTAAAAGACTTAAGTACTCCACCTACTCTTGGACAAACCGCATGGTCAAGACAGATTTCTTATGATGCTGACTGGCTACTTGCACTTGGCAGAGGAACTAATAGTGATATTATTGAATGTGTATTTAGAAAGAACCGTAATGGTTTTATGGGTGACTTCTTAGTTCAAGTAGATTTTGATAAAGGATATTATCGTTATAAAGATTTTGAGGATGGAAAGTAATGTTTGATAAAAATAAAAAAATAACTTTTCAGGCAGGATCAGAGTTAACCGAACTGTTGACTGACCACCCCAAACCTTCGTACAACTATGTTCCAGAGTGGTATAAGAAACAAAAAATGTATTCTAATGAAGAAAATGACTACTTCAAGGCATTCAAGAAACGCCCATTTTCTGGAACTTATAAATTGTGTACACCATTAGTTGATTCTTTAACATCGGGATACATGCTTACTCTTCCAACAGATATCATCGTTACAAATGTTGGAGTTGAAGATTATGTTCCTCAGATTAACTGGTTGACCTCATGGAATCCTATTGACGAACAACTAAGTGATGTTTTGGGAAACTATCCTGTTCCAGAAGGTTTTTATAATATAGTTTATAGATGGATTGGAGACTGGATTATAAAGACTCCTCCAGGATATAGTTTGTGGGTTACCCACCCATCTCATAGAAATGATCTTCCCTTTTTTACACTTAATGCTTTTATTGATACAGATTCACATCCAAACTCAATAGTCTTTCCCTTTTTTATTAAAAAAGGTTTTGAGGGAATAATAAAAAAAGGAACTCCTATTGTTCAGATAATTCCAATAAAAAGAGAATCTTGGAAAACAAGAATTAAAAAGTTTTCAATAAAAGATACCATAGTAAACTCTGATAATGTAAATTTAATGGTTGCAAGAGTTTATAAGTACATGTATTGGACAAAGAAAAAATATGAGTAGTTTGTATAGCGAAGAGCAAATTCGCAGAGTAATCAATGGTGCTGGAATTGATGTAGAGGCAGAATTTGGTAATGACTTCATTATCTACTGCCCATACCACAATAACAGTAGAACTCCTGCAGGTGAAATAGCAAAAGATAGCGGACTATTTTTTTGTTTTGGATGCCAGACAACTAAAAATCTTGAAGAGTTTGTTATGTTTGTAACTGGTAGGTCTTATTTTGAAACTGCTCGTTATATTAAAAGCAAAGAGACAGAAACTAATATTGAGAATATTGTAAATAAAACTATGTATGCTCCACCAGATTTTGTCCAGTATGATGAATTACTAATTAAAAGACTAGGAAAGCAAGCCCTAGAATCTCCAAGAGCAATAAGATACTTTGAAGGAAGAAAAATAACCAGGGAGTCTATTCAAAAGTTTGATCTAGGGTATTCTGAAAAACAAGATTCTGTAACTGTTCCAATGTACTCACCTGATGGTTTATGTATTGGCTTTGTTGCTAGAACAGTTGAGGGAAAAGAATTTAAAAATACACCAGGTTTACCAAAAAGCAAAATTTTGTTTAATTTGCATAGAGTCAAAACGTCTAGTATCGTGTATGTAGTAGAATCATCTTTTGATGCTATTCGTTTAGACCAAGTAGGATTCCCAGCAGTCGCAACGCTGGGTGCAAATGTATCTGCATCACAAATTAAGTTGCTAGAAAAGTACTTCAATAATGTTGTACTAATTGCAGATAACGATGAGGCTGGAGCAATCATGAAAGACAAGTTAGTTGAAAAACTTGGATCTCTTGTCAGCGTAATCACAATAGATAAAAAATACAAAGATATAGGAGATATGGATGATGAAACTATTAAGCAGTTAAAGTTTGAGTTTGACAAATCTATATCCTCTATGCTAAACTAATATAACAACACAAAGGAGAAAACATATGAGCGTAATTAAGGGACTCAAAAATATTAATGCCCTGCTCGATAAGCCAAAGTACGACGAAAACTCACCAAAGGTAAAGTGGCTAAAACTTGCCGATGGTCAATCAGTAAAGATTCGTTTTATTGAAGAACTAGATGAAGATTCAGCCAACTATAATGAGGCTCGTGGTCTTGCATTGGTTGTCAAGGAACACACAAATCCAAAGGACTACAAGCGCAAGGCTGTAGACACAATGGAAACAGAGGGCCGTGACTGGGCGGAAGAAATGCATCGTAAGGATCCAAAGGCTGGCTGGAGAGCACGTCTTCGTTTCTATTGCAACGTTCTTGTTGACGATGGTATTGAAAAGCCTTATGTCGCAATCTGGTCAATGGGTATCAGCAAGCAATCATCATTCAATACAATCAAGGAATACGCTATGGAGACTGGTAGTATTTCAAATGTTGTTTGGAAGTTAAAGCGTAATGGTCAGGGAACTGAAACTAATTACACACTTATTCCATCAGCACCAGACAAGGAACCATTTGACTGGTCTGGAACAGAGCCATTCCCATTGGAATCAGCACTAAAGAAGATTCCATATGCGGAACAAGAAGCCTTTTATCTAGGCTTTGACGGTCCAACTACAACTTCTGCTACCAACACAGATTGGTAATATGAGTTACGTAGGCTTACACGTACACACACACTATTCACTATTTGATGGTGTTGCTACTCCAGAAGAATATATTGACCGAGCAGTTGAACTTGGTATGCCAGCATTGGCTATCACAGATCACGGAACCTTATCTGGGCATCGGGAACTGTACCGAATTGCAAAAGCAAAAGGTGTAAAGCCTATTCTTGGCGTAGAAGGATATTTTTGTGCTGATAGATTTGACAAGAGGGCAAAGGCAGAACGCACTGAGCCAACTGATATGGTCTATAACCACATTATCCTTCTCGCTAAGAACCAACTTGGTTTAGAGAATCTAAACAAGATTAATGAGATCGCTTGGACTGAAGGATATTTTAATAAGCCACGTTTTGACTTTGAAGTTCTTGAAAAGTATAGCGAAGGAATTATTGTTTTATCTGGATGCCTAAGCGGTATCATTGCTAAAGCGCTAGAGCATGGAGAGTATGCTCAAGCAAAGAAACACATTGAATGGTTTAAGCGTGTCTTTGCAGATGATTTTTATATGGAACTTATGCCACATAATGGTGCAGAAGTTAACAAGCAACTTGCAGAACTTGCAGATGAATTTAAAATTCAAACAGTCGTAACGCCAGACTGTCATCACGTTGATGAATCACAAAAAGAAATTCAAGAGTTTAAGTTACTTATGAACTCTCATGCCAAAGTACAAAAAGATACTACCTATGACAAGTCAAAGAAGCAAGATAGCATGATGAGCCGCCTAGACTATTTGTATGGTGAAGACCGTCAAATGTCTTTTAATAAGTTTGACATTCACCTTCTTTCATACGATGAGATGAAGTTTGCTATGGAATCCCAGGGTATTGTAAGAGAAGATATGTATATTAACTCTATAGCCATTGCAGATAAGATAGAAGACTATGACATTAAAGATGGCTTAAACCTTTTGCCAGTACAATATAAGAACCCAGACAAAGAACTTAAGGCTCTGGCTTTAGAAGGTTTGAAGAGTCGTGGTTTGGAAGGCAATCAAGAATACCTAGATCGGCTTGATGAAGAATTAGAAATTATTAAAAACAAAAACTTTGGTCCATATTTCCTTGTTGTGCAAAACATGATTGGTTGGGCAAAGAAAGAGGGAATCCTTGTTGGTCCAGGTCGTGGATCTGCTGCAGGTTCACTTGTATGCTACGCACTTAGAATTACAGACATTGATCCAATTAAACATGGACTACTGTTCTTTCGTTTTATTAATCCAGATCGAAATGACTTTCCCGATATTGATACAGATATTCAAGATACTCGCCGTGAAGAAGTAAAAGACTATCTGGTTAGACAGTATCGACACGTAGCATCAATTGCTACATTTTTAGAGTTTACAGGAAAAGGTATTGTTCGTGACGTTGCAAGAGTATTAAACATTCCTTTATCGGATGTAAACAAGGTTTTGAAGACCGTAGACACTTGGGATGATTTTTGTAGTTCAAAATCAACAAGAGAGTTTCGTGATAAATATCCAGAGGTAGAGGTATATGGTGAACAACTTCGTGGACGTATCCGTGGTACTGGTATTCATGCTGCTGGGGTAGTTACTGCAAAAGAACCAATATTTAGACATGCTCCAATGGAAACAAGATCTTCTACTGGTAGTGATGAACGTATTCCTGTTGTTGGTGTTGATATGGAAGAGGCTGAACGAATTGGTTTAATTAAGATTGATGCTCTTGGTCTTAAAACTCTTAGTGTACTTAAAGATACCATTGACATGGTTAAAGAAAATCATTATGTAGACATTGATTTACTTTCAATTGATATGGAAGATAAGGATGTTTATGAAATGTTATCTAGTGGATACACCAAGGGTGTATTTCAGTGCGAAGCAACACCATACACAAACCTATTAATTAAAATGGGAGTCAAGAACCTTGATGAACTTGCAGCATCAAATGCTTTGGTTCGCCCAGGTGCTGCAAATACAATTGGTAAAGATTATATTGATCGTAAGCATGGTCGTCAAAACATTAATTATCTTCACCAAATTTTAAAACCATTTACGGAGGATACTTATGGTTGCATTCTTTACCAAGAACAAGTTATGCAGGCATGCGTACAACTTGGAGGTATGTCCATGTCGGAAGCAGATAAAGTTAGAAAAAATCATTGGCAAGAAAAAAGATGCTAAAGAGTTTAATGAGTTCCAAGATCGTTTTATTAGTGGTGCTAGTAAGTATATCGCCCCTAATGATGCTTTGGATCTTTGGCATGATTTTGAAGCGCATGCTGGGTATTCGTTCAACAAGTCGCATGCCGTTGCTTACAGCACTCTCTCGTATTGGACAGCGTGGCTCAAATACCACTATCCATTAGAATTTATGTTTGCTCTTTTAAAAAATGAAAAAGATAAAGATGGAAGAACGGAGTATTTAATTGAAGCGAAAAGAATGGGAATTAGCATTAAACTCCCTCACATTAACGATTCGGATAAAGATTTTAAAATTGAGGGTAAGGGTATTCGGTTTGGACTCAGTGCTATCAAGTTCATATCTGACACGATTGCAGAAAGATATATTGCAGCACGGCCTTTTAAGTCCTATAGAGAACTCGAAGAGTTTACATTTACAAAAGGAAACGGAGTAAACTCTCGTGCCCTACAAGCATTAAGGGTAATTGGTGCAGCAACTTTTGCAGACCATCCACGTAATGATGATGAGATTAAAGAGCATCTTTACGAATATCTAAATCTTCCAGAATTTAATATTACTATTCCTTCACACTACTATGCATTTATTAGTGATACAGAAAGTTTTGAAGAAAAAGGATCGTTCATACTTCTTGGTATGGTTAAAGCCATTAAGCGTGGTACTGGTTGGTCTAGAGTTGAGGTTCTTGATAAGACTGGTAGTATTGGTATATTTGATGAAGAACAGACAACAATTGAAACTGGAAAAACTTATTTACTTCTTGCAACAGACAACAGAATTGTTTCTGCAATACCTGTTGATGAAATAAAAGGTTCAGATAATGCTCTTGTAAAATTTTTAAGTTATAGACAACTGCCATATAAAGATGAAGAAATGTACGTGGTATCATTTAAACCTAGGATTACTAAAGCAGGCAAGAAGATGGCAACTCTTACTCTTGCAGATACAAGTAGAGACCTGCATCCAATTACAGTATTTCCTACAGCATTCTCAAAAGCATATATGCACATTGAAGAAGGCAAATCATATAAATTTAGTTTTGGCAAAACAAAAGATGGAACAATAACACTGGAGGATATAAATGCTTGATAGCATGGCAGTAGAACTACACAAGAACGCAATTGAGAAAGGTTTTTGGCCAGAGCCAGATGCCGTAGATGATATCTTTATTGCAAAACAATTAATGATGATTGTGTCCGAAGTAACTGAGGTTATGGAAGCAATTCGTAAAGATAAGGGCGAAGAAGAAATCACAGCAGAGTTTGCAGATATTATTATTCGTACACTGGATTTATATGCTGGTGTAGTAGATGCTGGCTATACACGCCTATCTCTTGATCATGCACTTAAAGATAAGGTAGAGTTTAATAAGACTCGTGCAGAAAAACACGGGGTACGATTCTAATGGCTGTAACTATGGAAGAAGTGCTAGCACAACTTAACCCTAAGTTGCGTAAGACTATTATGATTGGAGACTCAGTTCCTCCAACAGAATATGCAGAAACACCCAGTTTTGGTTTAAACCGTGCTCTAGCAGGCGGATTACCTTATGGTAGACAAGTATTGGTTTGGGGCTCAAAGTCTTCTGCAAAGTCCTCTCTATGCCTTCAGATGATAGGTCTAGCACAGAAGGAAGGCAAGATATGTGCATGGATTGATGCAGAAATGTCATATGATAAAGTTTGGGCAGAGCGACTTGGCGTAGATTCATCTAAATTAATTTACTCTCAAGCACGTACAATTAATGAGATGGTTGATGTTGGAACAAACTTGATTAATGCTGGTGTTGATATTGTTGTTGTTGATTCAATTACATCTTTGCTTCCAGCAATTTATTTTGAAAAAGATTCAGATGAACTTAAGCAATTAGAAAATACAAAACAGATTGGTGCAGAGTCAAGAGACTTTAGTAATGCATGGAAGATGATTAACTATGCTAACAACAAAGTTAAGCCAACTCTATTTGTTCTTATTTCTCAATCAAGAAATAATATTAGCGCAATGTATACAAGTCAGCAACCAACAGGTGGGCAGGCTACAAAGTTTTATTCGTCAACAGTTATCAAACTGTTCTCATCAGAATCAGACAACCAGGCAATAAAAGGCAAGATCAAGATTGGTGATAAGTTGATTGAAGAAAAGGTTGGAAGAAAGATTCGTTGGGAACTGCAGTTCTCTAAAACTTCTCCAGGTTTTCAATCAGGCGAATATGATTTTTATTTTAGAGGTGACGAAGTTGGCATAGACTCTATTGGTGATTTAGTTGATACTGCAGAGTCTGCTGGTCTAGTAAATCGCACAGGTGCATGGTATCAACTTGATGATGGCACAAAAGTCCAAGGTCGTGATGGTTTTATTGCACGTGTGAAAGAAGATCTTACATTACAAGAATCATTAAAAAAGAAACTATCTGATGGCTGATTTTAAAATATTTTCAGGTAAATTTCCATGTAAGAAATGTCAAGAAGAGGTTTTGTCTTTAAGGCTTTGGCCTGAAAGCGGAGATGCAACTTGGATGTGCAGCAGCAAGCATATATCTAAAGTTAATCTTCTACCTCAAAAGAAAAAGAAGGCAGATTTTAAAAGTGAGTGAAAGATCAGAATCAAAAAGATTGGGAGCCAAGCAGCATAAAAACTCTGGTAGAAATAACACCAAAGGTGATGCTTCATGGAATAACTTTGTTATTGACTTTAAAGAATGCTCAAAGTCATTTACTTTAAACCAAGACGTATGGGCCAAGGTTGTCACTGATGCACTTAAGAAGAGTATGGATCCAGCCTTGATTATTGTTCTTGGCGAGGGTACACAGAAGGTTAGGCTTGCTATAATTGAATTAGATATGCTAGAACAGTTAGTAGAGGGGGAGTAATATGACTGAAACAGGTCCACAACAAACAACACTAGATATGGTTAATGGTTTGGCAGAGATTGCTGAGTTTATGGAAGATGAAGAACTAACCATGGCATTAACAATGATTGCTAAGTTAATTATTAAACCAGATATTCCTATGCCAGTTGCAGCAATTGAAATTGTTAGACTTCAGGCAATTGCAGGAAAGTTGGCCTTAAAGGCTACTTGGATGGCAAATGTTGACAAAAATAATCGGGCAAAGAAAAACATATATTACACAGCAGCAGAAGCAGTAAACAACTTGGTATCAGCACTTAAATACATCATGCGCTAACCTGGTATACTTATATAAAACAAAGGAATATAATGACAAAGAATTTGCTACATGAAGTGATGATAAAGAGTGTTTCTAGGAAAAATAATATCTTAGATTCAGATGCTTTAATTGAAAAGATACGTTCTGGCTATGTGGTCAATCGTGGTCCAAAATTTACAACAAAGAAGACGTTTGCTCCTTCTACTATTGCGTACTCGCATGGAGAATGTCCAAGATATTGGTATTTGGCATTTGAAGGACAGACATTTGAAGATAACGCAGATGCTTATGGTGCTGCTAATATGACTGCAGGAACTCTTTCACATGCTCGTATTCAGGATGCAATGATAGGTGCTGGTATTGTTAAAATTTATAAAGATGATGAAGGCAATCCCACAACTGAATTTAAGATTCGCTATGACGATCCTCCAATCTTTGGTTACGGTGACGTAATGCTTGATTGGGAAGGTGAAGAAATCGTAGGAGAAATCAAGACAATGCTAAATGAGGGATTTGAATATCGTAAGAATTCAATGAAGCCAAAGACAGGCCATCTCATACAGTTACTTATTTATATGAAAATTTTAGGAAAGAAAAAGGGTGTTCTTATTTATGAAAATAAAAACAATCACGAACTTCTTATTCTTCCAGTAGAGGTTGATGACAACTATCGTCAATGGGTTGATAATGCTTTTCAGTGGATGCGTGAAGTACGTCAGGCCTGGGTTAATAAAACTCTTCCAACAAAAAACTATCGCTCTAACTCAAAGATTTGTAAGACTTGTCCAATTCAGAAAGCATGTGCAGATGCTGGAGATGGAACAATTAAGATTAAATCAATGGAGAAGTTAGTTGAAACTTTGTAATAAATGTGATTTATACTTCACACCAAAAGTGTCTTATCAAATTTACTGCAGTGAACTATGTAGAGATGAAGCAACAAGAGAAAAAATTGCAGAACGATATCAAATTACTCGTAGACAAAAAAGATTAGGCAAAATTAGAAAATGTTTAGGCGGTTGTGGTGTTGATCTTTCAATCTATAACGACTCTGGATTTTGTTCTAATTGTAATATTAGTAAAAAAGAAGTTGACAAAATGTTAAAAGAATTGAAAGGTTTTATTGACTATGAGCAAGAATAAGTGGGGGCTAGAGTTGGCACCAGATACTATTTGCTCAATTGATGCAAGTACTAATAGCCTTGCCTTTGCTTTATTTGACACTAAGCAACAAACTTTGGGAGTTGTTGGAAAGATTTATTTTGAAGGTAAAGATACATATGAAAAAGTAATGGATGCTGGAAAAAAGGTAAAAGCCTTCTTTGATCTTTACAATGGGTTTGAAGCAATAGTTATTGAGCATACTGTTTTTATGAATTCTCCAAAAACTGCTGCAGACCTTGCTCTAGTTCAAGGAGCAATTTTAGGATCTGCAGGACAGTCTGGAACTAAAATAATAGGCAAGGTTTCTCCGATCACTTGGCAAAACTATATTGGAAATAAAAAAATATCTAAAGATGAACAATTGTTTATACGTTCACAAAATCCTGGAAAATCTGTGTCTTGGTATAAAGCATATGAAAGAATGCTTCGTAAAGAGAGAACAATCAAGTTTATTAATACTCTTTATGATAAAACTATAGATGATAATGACGTTGCAGATGCTTGTGGAATCGGGCACTGGGCTATGTATAATTGGGGAAAAGCAATAGGAGTTGAATAATGGAAAGAAAACCATTTAATTTTAAAGAAGAAGTTTCAGATGTTACACTTACCGTAAAAACTCTTGCTCCTACAAAGTGGATCTTAATAGATAGAGAGACTGGTCAGATGTATCAAGGAAACAAAAACGGTTACTGGGATAAATTAAAAATAGTAGAAAGAGAAAACATATAATGCCAGAGTTAAATGCAAACATACCACCAATAAACTGTTATGTAAGAGGAAACTATTTAAGAAACCATCTAGATAGTCATGATAAATATTTTGAATGTGTCGTTTTTGGTGTTTCAAGTTTAAAGTCTAGAAGCCCATTGTTTCACATTATGATGCCAGATGGTGGGCTTTGGTGGAGACTTCCAATTTCTGCATTCTGTACTGAGCCAGGAATACCAGAAGTTGATCTTCATAATTTAGTTTTATGGAATTCCTTTAGTCATCATATATCTGTAACTCAATTTGAAAACCTAACAAACCTTCGAATGTCGTATATCGACAGAACTAAAACAATGCACAAGGGGACATACCTATTTACCTTAGATTGGCATAACCCAGATACAAATGTTTTAGATGATGGATACTCGGAAAGTCCCGCAGATCACAAGTGTGGTCATGTTATTCAGAGAGATGATGGAAACTTTGCTATCCAGCCTAACAATAGGGTCCGTGTCTATGAACCATCATTTACCCTTGAAAAAGAATACCTAATAGATAGAATAATTAATGAAAGAAAATATGATGTTGAAAATCAAGATAAGTGGATAATGGAAAACTCTGATAGATTTAATTATGACATTAATGAAAAACAGGTTGACAAATAACACTATGGCTGCTAAACTATATACAAGTGAGGCTTGGCTTCGTAAGAGATTTCTTATGGATAAAAAGACTCCACAAGACATTGCAAAAGAGTGCGGCACAAGCGTCGAAACTATCTATGTATATCTTGCTAAATTTGGACTAAGGAAATCAAAGCGATGAAAAAGTTTGAAAAGATTTTAATAGCCACAGCCGTTATAGGTATGGTAGGATTTTCATTTGCTATTTCTACACTAAAGGTTTTACCAGAAGCATTTGATTGGGAGGAAGATGATGAGTGAAAATCTGACAATTACAGTTGATCAAGTAAACCACCCACAACATTACACAACAGACCCATCTGGAGTTGAGTGCATACAAATTACTCGTCATCGTAATTTCAATATTGGCAATGCTTTTAAGTATCTCTGGAGAGCAGGACTTAAAGATGAATCCAAAACTATTCAAGATCTTGAAAAGGCAATATTTTATATAAAAGATGAGATTAATAGACTAGAGGGTAAGTATGTCAACTGAAGAAGAGTTAATTAAGCATCTTGATGTTATGAATGATGTTGTTGGAGAATACCTAAAAGGTAGTGATCCAACTCAAATTTCAAAAGAGTTAGCAATTCCAAGAACTAGAGTTGTTGCATATATTGATGAGTGGAAAGAAAAAACTTCTAATAATACAGCAATTCGTGCACGTGCCAAGGATGCACTTGCTGGTGCAGATGCACACTACAGTAAACTTATTTTAAAATCATATGAAGTTATTGATGAAGCATCTATGACTAATAATCTTAGTGCTAAGACCTCAGCAATTAAACTTGTTATGGACATTGAGTCTAAAAGAATTGACATGCTTCAAAAAGCAGGACTTCTTGAGAACAAAGAACTTGCAGAGGAAATGGTTGAGATTGAAAAAAGACAAGAGGTTCTTGTTGGAATTCTTCGTGATATTGCATCATCTCATCCAGAAATACGTGACCTAATTATGCATAGGCTTTCTGCTATTGCAAAAGATGGAGAAGTGATTACAGTTGTCCACGATGTTCAATGAGTTTTTAGAAGTATTAAAAAACAATAACTTTGAAGAAATGCCTGTAGACGCTAAAACATTTGTTGAAGGCGAAGAGTACTTGGCACAACCACCACTGTCTGATGTTCAGTATGACATTGTTGAGGCAATGAGCCAGATATATAGAATTGAAGATGTTATAGATATACTTGGGCCAGAAAAAGGAACAAAATATTATAAAAAATATACAAAGAACGAAATTATCTTACAACTTGGCAAGGGATCTGGAAAAGACTTTACATCTACAGTAGCATGTGCATATATTGTATACAAACTTCTGTGCTTAAAAGATCCAGCAAGATACTTTGGAAAGCCTTCTGGAGATGCTATTGACATTATTAACGTTGCTATCAACGCCCAGCAAGCAAAAAATGTTTTCTTTAAAGGTTTTAAAACCAAGATTGAAAAATCTGAATGGTTTGCAGGAAAGTATAATGCAAAAGCCGAAAGCATTGAATTTGATAAAGGTATTACGGTTTATTCTGGACACTCAGAACGTGAATCACATGAAGGACTTAACCTTATATTAGCAGTACTTGATGAGATTTCTGGTTTTGCAAATGAAGTTGGTACTGGTAATGACCAAGGAAAGACTGCCGATAACATATACAAAGCATTTCGTGCTTCTGTAGACTCTCGCTTTCCTGATCTTGGCAAGGTTGCACTACTTTCATTTCCACGTTTTCCAGGGGACTTCATTTCACAAAAATATGAATCAGCAATTATGGAAAAAGAAGTCATAACATATAGTCATAAATTTATAATGAACCCAGATTTTCCAGATGATCTTGAAGGCAACTATTTAGAAATTTCCTGGGATGAAGATCAAATCACATCTTACAAGTATCCAGGAGTATTTGCACTAAAGAGACCTACATGGGTAGTAAACCCTACTCGTAAGATAGATGATTTTAGACTTGCATTCTTTACAGATATGGGTGACGCTATGCAACGCTTTGCCTGTGTACCAACCTTTGCTTCTGATGCGTTCTTTAAACAAAAAGATAAACTTGAAAAATGTATGACACTTAGAAATCCAATTGATAATAGTAAAAGGTTTGATGAATCATTTAAACCAGATCCAGACAAAGTATATTTTGTTCACGCTGACCTTGCACAAAAACACGATAAGTGTGCTGTTGCAATTGCACATGTTGATAAATGGGTTAACTTACAGGTTGTTAAAGACTACGAACAGGTTGCCCCTATAATTATTGTAGATGCTGTTGTATGGTGGGAGCCAAAGGTTGAAGGTCCAGTAAATCTTTCAGATGTAAAACAATGGATTCAAAATCTTCGTAGACAAGGTTTTAATATTGGAATGGTTACATTTGACCGCTGGCAATCTTTTGATATTCAGCAAGAACTGCAGTCTGTAGGAATAAGAACTGATACTGTTTCTGTTGGTAAAAAACATTACGAAGATCTTGCAATGATGATTTATGAGGAGCGTGTTGCTATGCCGTATATACCTTTGCTACTTGATGAAATGTCTGAACTTAAAATTATTAATGACAAAAAAGTAGATCACCCACGTAAAAAATCTAAAGACTTGTCAGATGCTGTAACAGGTGCGGTATTTGGTGCACTCTCCCATACTCCGAAGAATCCTAATATAGAGATAGATATTCATACTTGGTCTACCTCTGCAACTCGATTTGCAAGGGAACAGCAAGATATGGTAGAATTAGAACCTAAGCCAATGACGGACGATGTTCGTGATTACTTAGACAGATTAAACTTACTATAAGAATTCTGATTAAATAATCAGATATACAAAACAAGGAGAAAGATGAATTCATTTAAGAAAATCGCATTAGTCACGGCTGCAGCCATGTCTTTTGCAACCCTTTCTGCCATGCCGTCACAGGCTGCCGTAAACGCAGACACAATCTCAATTGATACAGCGTCAGATGCTGTATTTACTGGAGAGTCTGCAACAGCAGTAGTAACTGTTTCGTTCTTGGCACAGTCAACATCAGATACAGTCACTGTGACTTCATCTGTTACTAGTCTTCCTGTAGGGTCTGCATCACTTGCAACACTCTCAGTACAGGAAACATCTAGTGCAGTTGTAGCGCTTGGCTCTGGTAATTATTCTGCTGATATTGCTTCTACAGCAAACACAGCAACTTATGTAACTGCAAAGATCAAGGCTACAGTAGATGCTCCAAGCATTGCTGGTACTTATGTATATAAGTTTACGCCTTCATTGAAGACAGGCTCAACTGGGTTTGTAAACTCAGCAGCGGTAGTATGGACAGTTGTCGTGACTGCCCCAGATACTAAGGCTTCAGCAGGAACATCAACATCCATTATTAATAAGGGTGAGACAATTTCAGCAACAGCAGATGTAGAAGTATTTGCTCCAAAGGCAACCGCTTCTGATGCAGTAGCAGTTATTGTTGTAAATCAGAAGAACGCAGCAGGCGCATCGGCATCTGAGTCAATGACAGCAATTGTCTCAGGTTCAGGCTTGATCGGAACTGGTTCAAATCATGCAACAATTACTGCACAGGGTCGTGCACTTACAGTTGCTAATGGTCAGTACATTGGTGTGTTTTCGGACAACACTTCAGGAGTAGGAACTGTAACAATTACATCAGCATCAGGAGTAATCCTTGCTGTTGAGAAGATTACATTTTACGGAGATGTTGCATCTATTACAACAACAACAGTTAAGTCTGCTCTTGCAGTAGGATCAAACTCTGAAGCAGTCGTTGCAGTTGCATACGATGCAGCAGGAATTCCTGTTGGAAATGGTACGCTCTATGTGATTTCTGATTCAGCATCAGTAGTTAGCAATGCTTATACACCAGTCACAATTGTTGACGGTGTAGCAAAGGCTACTCTTACAGGTGTAGCAACAGGAACAGCAGGTATTAAGGTGTCTACGGGATCAACAGCCACAGCAACTGGAGCGGTAGTTTCAAACACTGCATCTGTACGTGTTGAAGGATCTGTTGCATCAATCAAGATTGCTTTTGATAAAGATGTATACGCTGCTGGCGAACTAGCAACAATTACAGTAACTCCTGTAGATGCTAAGGGACTTGTACTTTCAGGCAAGACACATGCTAATCTATTTGCAACAGGTGGACTTGTTTCATCATATGCATTTGGTGCAGCAAGTGACTCACTTACAGCAGTATCAGTAACAACAGATGTTAATGGCGTTAAGACTTATAAGGTCTATATGCCACTTACAGATGTTGCTATTAAGGTAACCGCTAAGGGTGGAGCATCACTTCCAATTGCTTCTCAGGTAGAGGTATCTGCTACAGCAAATGTTGTAACAGGTTCTGCTACAACTAATGCTACGCTAAACGCACTAATTGCACAGGTAAATGCTATCCAAACAATGTTTGAGGCAGTAAAGGCTGAAGCAATTGCTGCTAAGGCTGCTGCTGATGCAAAGGCTATTGCTGACCGTGCTGCTTATGTAAAGCAGTACAATGCACTTGCTACAAAGTGGAATAAGAAGAATCCAAAGGCTAAGGTAGCACTTCTAAAGAAGTAACCTAATCCAGCAATCAGGGGGCTAACCAAGTGTTAGCCCTCTTTTTGTTTCTATAAAATGATATAATAGGCTTAATAGTCATATCACCACTACGACTATAAGGAGTTAAATATTAAAAAGTTATTGAGAGTAGCATTGGTCTTATCGCTTGCTCTACTTCCCCTGCTTTTAATAATTGATAAAGCCCACGCAGCAGAAGGTTTGACTGCTCAGGTTTATAATGTGCTGGGACAAAATGCTTCTCCCTACATACCCCAAGGAGCCTCTCCAGTAGTCACTGCTAATGTACCCAACATTGACTTTCAGTGGGGTCTTGGCAGTGTCTTAGGTGGACCATCAGAGGATGTTATCGTACGATTTACTGGGTCAATTAGAAGCGATTCTACTCAAGACATATCATTTTTAGCAACAGCAGATGACGGCACAAAACTATACATTGATGGAGTTTTAGTAGCAAATGACTGGGTTGACAAAGGTGGCGGAGGAACTACAACTGATCCAATATCTTTTACAGCGGGAGTACCTAAAACAATAGAATTAATGTATTATGAAAATGGCGGGGGAGCAAATGTAAAACTTTACTGGAATCAATCTGGATCAATGCAGATCATCCCAGCAGAAGCATTTACATCACAAGCAGCACCAGTAGTAAAAACAATAGGACCTCCAAGAAATTTAACAATAATTAGTGGAGAAACCTCAACAATATTAAACTGGGAAGCACCCGACACTGGTAACACACAACCAGAAAGATATGCAATAAGTTTTAATTGTTCTGGATGTAATGGTTGGGGAATTGCTACTGGAAATGTTGGCGGACCAAATTCTTTAAATACAACAATTACAATTGATCATTCCTTGCTAAATGGACTTATGCCAGCAGGAACCATCTGGTCATTTCATATCAGATCCGACAATGATACATTTGCTCTTTACTCTGAAAATTCAAATGTTGTTACTGGTTCTACATATGTAGCACCTGCTCCAGAACCTTCACCTTCTCCTACACCCAGTCCCTCTGAAACAACAACTGTAACAACACCAACACCTGAAACAACAACTGTAACATCTCCTACGCCTGAAACAACAACAGTAACAACGCCTTCGCCCAGCGAAACATCAACAGTGACAACGCCAACTGGACCAACTGAACAAGAAATTGCAGCAACAACTGCAGCGCAAGCAGCGGCACAAGCAGCAGAAGCAGCAAGAATACAGGCAGAGACAGCAGCATTGATTGCAGCCCAGGCAGCAGCAGCCCAAGCGGAGGCTGAAAGAATTGCAGCACTTCAAGCAGCACAAGAAGCAGAAAGAATTAAAGCAGGGGAAGTAGAGCAAGCGATAAGACCAATGCTACTCTCAATAACTTTTTAAT